CAGGAAGAACCCTTCGTGTTACACTTGCAAGTAATGATGCCCAATTTGGAGAATTAGCAGATTCTGCTGATATTGATGGAACACTACATGGGAAATTAAGATATATTGCACAAAATTCATTAGACGCTCCTCAAACTGGTTCAGGTTCAAGTGGACATCAGCAGATGGGTCAAGTAGCATCAGTCGGCTCTACTGGTAAAGTTATGCTTGCTGAGAGAAATGATACTTTGGCAATACCCTCTGGTGTAGATACTGGAGATTGGTCGTGTTTACAAGTGAATGCATCTGGAGCATTATATGTAGAAGTAGCATCATCTGCTACATTATCAGTTAATTCTCATGCAGTTACTAATGCTGGTACTTTTGCAACACAAATAGATGGGTCTGCTTTAACTGCATTGGAACATATTGCTGATGCTGTATATGCAGATGATGCTAATTTTACTTTAAATACCAATAAGGGTATTGCTTTGATGGCCTATAATGGAAGTCAAAATATAACTGCTAATGATATAGGTGTCCTAACATGTAATGCTTATGGAGTATTATTAGTATCTGGTTGGCAAACAATGGGGACAACCTTATACGCAGAAACAGTAACAACAGGCATGGTGGCTGGAGTTGTAAGAAATGATGAACTTGTATCTCTTGTTGGCACTGATAATGAAATTGCTCCATTACAAGTAAGTGCAGAAGGAGCATTGTACACTACTCATGGCATTACTGGTCTTGCAAGTGATGACAATGACACAGTTGGTTTAAGTGCTGAAAAGATTTCTGGAGTAGATGGTGACGTTGCTTGTAAGCGTGTTGATATAATGTCACATCCAAATAATACTGGATATATATGGATAGGCGATAGTGCTATAACAACAAATGGAGCTAATGGTGGTATAAGACTTTCTCCTGGGGATTTTTATAGTATGGATATAGATAATACAGGTGATGTTTATGCAATAGCAACTGTTGATGGTGACAATGTTTGCTTTAATTATTATACATAATGGCTAATACACTTACAAAAGACCATCATAATTTTACTAGAACTGCTAGTTTCATAGTTCAATCAGGGACAGATGCTGTATCTATAAATTGGAAATTGGGGAATAAGTACCATTTACTTTTAGAGAATAGTAGCACAGTAACATTTGCTACTGACCCAATCAATCCTTGCAATTTATTATTAAAGATACAACAAGGAGACGGTGGTAGCAATGAAATTACTTGGGCTGTAACTGCTTCAGGTACTATCTATTGGCCTGGTGGTGGTATACTAAATACAGATGAGCCAACGCTTACTACAGCTGACGATGAAACGGATATAATATCTTTTTATTTTGATGGAACTAACTATTTTGGAGTTGCTTCCTTAGCTTTTGATACACCATCACCATAATGGCACAGTTTACTATGATACCAGATGGAGTTACAGGAACTAATGAGTGGAATAATTATGGCGGTTCATCTCCCCAGGAATCTTGTAGCCTTAATGATGCTGCTACATCTTATATATATCAGACTAGACTTACCGATAAAGAAATTACATTTACAATGGCTGATCCGTCTGTAGCAGAAGCTGATATTGATTTTACTGAGGATGTTACTGTTCAGCCTCATATGAATGTAGATTATACATTTGTAGGAGTAACTGATACTGGTGCTCCGCATAGGTATGATTTTTTAGATATAGGAATAACAGGTACTAGTATAAGTCTCAGTGAATTGCCAAAGAGAATTACAACTGAAGATGGTTCTTATCCCACATATGATGGAACTGCAACGACTGTTTATGCTCCTTTTAATAATTGGGATTATGCTCGTTTACAGAATTGTCAAGTAAAACTTGAGACTACTACTAATAATGTAGCAAGATTTCACCAATTACGAGTAACATATGTATATATTACAGTAGACTATACAGTAGTAGTGGCAGCAGATAACGCAACATTTTTTGGAGCTAATTTTTAATGGAAGAAACACTTAAAACAACCGGAGCAGGTATGGGTGGATGGTGGCTATCAATTAGTGGATGGTTGCCGGAGATAGTATCTTTAAGTGTAGGTGTAGCCACACTAATTTATCTTATTATTAAGATACGCAAGGAACTCAGAACAAAATAGGGAGAACAATATGCCTAAATCAGACAAGGGAGTAGTTAAAAGGGTAGTAGTATCACCGGACAAACACTTTCCCTTACACGATCAAAAGGCTATCAACTGTCTCAAACGAGCCATAGAGATAGTAAAACCAGATGCATATGTAGATCTGGGAGATGTTGGAGAATTTCATGCTTTTTCTGCTTGGAAGTTCAAGCGTATAAGTAAGCCACCTTTAGAGTATCTTATTGAGGATTTTGAGACAGATGTAAAAGCTGCTAATAAGGGAATGGATATGATAGATGAATCATTAGATAAAGCTGGATGTAAAGAGAAGTATATTACAGAAGGTAATCATGATAACTGGCTTAATATGGCAGTTGAAATGTATCCATATCTACCACAATACAAGTTTGCCAATGCTGTTAAGTTAAAAGAAAGGGGATACACATACTATCCATTCGGAAAATACCTAAAGATAGGTAAGCTCCGTTTATATCACGGTCATCAATATGGTGGTCAATATCATGCAGCTAATCACTTGAGAAAGAAAGGTTGCAACATAATGTATGGGCATTGGCATGATTTACAGCAGCACTCTGTCACACATGAAGATGGCCCTAAGTCCGCGTGGAGTATGGGCTGTTTGAAGGATATGAGCCCTGAAGCTAATGGATGGTTAGGCTATAGGGATGTAAATTGGAGTCACGCCTTTGCTATAGTTGATTTTTATAGAAAGGGATTGTTTACAGTTCATGTGGTACAGATAATAAATGGTAAGACTTCATTATGGGGTGAATTAATTGAGGGTTAATGGAAGCATTTATAGAAATAATAGAGCGTGTCGGTGTTCCGGTAGCCATGTGCATGGCATTTGGTTATTTCATATGGAAGCAGAATCAGTTCATACAAAGCGAATTACAGAAAGAAATGAGGGAGTCATTTTCTAGATTAGAAGGGATTGTAATAGGATTGATTAATGCTTTAAAGAAACACACTATGGATATAAAAGAATTGAAGGCTAGCTATACTGCTGTCGTCAATATAGTGCAAAAACTATTTAAAAAATAAATAAGGAGATAGGAAATGGATTGGATCGTAACTAACTGGGAATACATGTTAATAGCTATATTATGTATAGATAAAGCAGTAGCATTAAGCCCAACTGAGTGGGATGATTTAATTTGGACTTCAATCAAAAAAGCAATTTATAAAGCGGTAGGTAAGTAATGTTTAAAGTATATATTGGTAAGCTAGTTGCAAAGCATGGACTTGTTCCATTGCTCATAAAAGTGGGAGATTTAGCCGTTAAGGTCACTAAAACTAAAAAGGATGATAAGGCCTGGGCTAAGGTTAAAAAGGTCTTAGAAGCCCTATAATGGCTGAAATAACAGCAAACTATCATAATTGGGAGAGGAACTATACTACTCCTCCTTGGTTCTCTCGGCTCACGTGTACAGATAGCTCTCTATCTGTTGTGTATTCCTCTCCCACAACTTTAGAAGAAGATAATGCCTAGACAGATATTTAAGATTGATCAATTTCATGGAGGTCTGAATAATAATTCAGATCCTAGAGATATAGCTGATAATGAGTTGTCTGCTGCTGTTGATATAATGGTAGATGAGGTGGGTAAGATTGTAATGATGGGAGGGACTACTGCACATGTATCTAGCGTAAATGGGTTAACTGGCTATAGCGGAGGTATTGTGCCCGGTCATGGATTATTCTTTTTTAGCCATGATAGAACAGGTGGAGAGGATGCTGGTGATGAAGAAGGTCAATCTGGTGATGACTATCTTGCTCTTTATGATGCCGCTGATGGTCAGGTATGGATATATAGTAAATCAGAAGCAACCTGGGATGATGATCGGTTGGTTGCTGAAGCTGGAGTTATTGATATAGGAAGTTCTAATACCACATCTGCAAGAATTAATTATTATGTTGCAGATGGCGAATTAAGAGTAGCTGATGGAACTCATACAAGTACTAATGTTACCCAGTGGTATGGGTATATATATAGAATATTCTTTGGAGATGGAGATGGTTCAGGATATGTTGGTAGTGGACATAGTACTGGAGGTACTATATTTGACAAATGGCGTGCGGCAGATAGTACTCTTACAGCTTTACCAATAAATAGTGTTTTTGGCGTAGAAGGTCTTACACTTGGAACTGCTGTAACTACCACTGATGCTCGACCTGTTTCTATTGTACTAAGGGTTGATGAAGATACTTATGCTGATTTCTTTGTGAATTCAAGTGGAAATACTACTGATGCTACTGTTACAACTCTATCTCAATATGTGTTTGCAAACTTTACTAGTAGTAGTACTCTAACTGTGATAGCATCAACAAATGATGATGAAGTAGGGTGGGATGAAATGTTTTCTCCCGGAGATAAAGTTCTGATTAAAGGTTCCGATTATAATAAAGGGAGAATATTTACAATAGATTCGATTACAACAAACCCAGATGTACTTACATTTAAGGAGAGTACTGTCGTTACTGGTGCTAGTAATGAATCCATCTATCTCTATAATCTATCAAAAATTGGTGGGTGGACTACTAATGGTGAAGGTTGGGAATTTGGTATGACAACTCTTTATGATGATTCAAAACAAGAATCAGTAATCTCATTATATGAACTTACCGGAACTCATACTGCTGCTGACCATGGTACTAATTTGACAGATATTAATGCTGCTTTTGGAGCAACTACTTTAGTAGGATTTATAGCTAAAAACCTTACATCTGGAAGTCAATGTGTTATTGAGAGTAATACTACTACAGCATTTGTTACAAGAAAATTAACCGGAGGTACTAGGACTACCTGGGTTACAGGTGATAAATACTCTATATCAATATTATCACCTGCTGCTCTTACCTATCTTATTGCTGTACCAATAGCTCTACGATTTGAAGTTCATGTTTTTGCTGGGGATGCCGTTAATGATGGCTTATCGTTTGTAAATCCTAGAGTTTCTGGTTTTAATATATATGCGAGAAGGGAGAATTCAACTAATTGGTATTTACAAGCGAATGTAGATGTTGAAAAAGGAGTAAAATATGCTGATGATGGACTTTATTCCATGTGGAGTGCTGGAGTTCATACCTTCAACAATTTTACCTTTGTTGAGTCTCCTTATGTGAGATTGAAAGCTAAAACTGATCCTATACAAATAACACAATATGTAGAAGAGGATTCTGTAACAGTAGAAGGTTATAAAGCTGGTGTAGTTGCTAATAGAATGGCATATATAGGTAATGTTAAACAAGATGGAATAGTTTATGGGGATAGGGTATTAAAATCTAGTGTAGGTCAATTTGATAGATTTCCGGCATCAAGAAAGATTGAAGCCACTATTAATGATGGAGATCGTATAATAACACTTGAAGCTTATGCAGATAGACTTTTGATATTCAAAAAGGATAAAATGGAACTTCTAAATATTTCTCAAGAGGTAGAATTCTTAGAAGATATCTTTAGACATAAGGGTGTTACGCATTTATCTGCTACTTGCAAAACTGACTTTGGTATAGCATGGGTTAATAAGAAAGGATGCTATTTATATGATGGTCAGAAAGTACATAATTTACTTGAGAAGGGAGGAAGGCAGATAATAAAAGAAAGTATTTGGGATGGTGAGTTT